AACATCGAACGCAATGATAAAACAAAGAAGTATGTGATCGACATCAATCCTAAATTGGCAGGACTGTTTGGTAATACCGGTTTCACTCGAATTGAATTGGATGAACGTAATAAACTCAAAGGTAAACCGCTTGAAAAGTGGTTACACGGCTTCTACAGTAGCCACCAAAATACCGATACATTTCATTATTCTGTAGTTAAAATCATGGAGTTATGTGGAAGTAGGTCAGAACACATACGAGGCTTTAAACAAGAGTTGTCGAATTCATTAGAGGTGCTCTCCAGTCTTACCGGATGGGAATGTTACATAGACAGCGAAGACCTTGTTCACGTAATTAAAGATGAAAGTGTAATTACGGGATAGCACATACGCTTCGTTTATTGTATCAAAAAAAATCTCCTTTGATCGCTTGACGTAAAGCTAATAGCAAGTAGATAGCGTAATAAATAGTGTATAAAACAGAGGCTAAATAATTATCCTGATTAGAATTGTAGGATAATGATTGATATATTTTCTAGTATATTTATTCATCTGATTTCTACACGTTTAAGCATGTAAAATACCGTTAAATGCATCGAGGATGAAAGACGGGATAGCACATACATTTACGGGATAGCACATACGCAAACACGGGATAGCACATACGCAAACACGGGATAGCACATACGCAATCACGGGATAGCACATACGCAAACACCTCTTTTTTTATCACTTAACTTGTTGATTTTTAAACAAAAAACGACTGTTCAAATTTTTCCATTAATAATAGCTTTTAATAATAGGTTTTAATCATTGTTTTTAATATTTAAAAAAATTTAAGTAAAATTAAAGAAAAAACAAGATTTTTAAAACGAAAAACATCCCAGGAGCCTTCCTCTCGCTTCGCTCGATTCCTTGCTCCTGGAACGTGGGCAAAAAGTATTACTTAATTTTTAAAATCGTTGATTAAGTGTTTTTGATTTTGTTTTTGAATTTGTTTTTGAATTTGTTTTTGAATTTGCTTTGTTTTGTTATTCGTCTCTATAAACAAAGATTTTGAATTAAGAAAACTCCCCCCGTTGCGCGACCCCCCCTCATTTGTTTGCTGTGTAAAAAGTTAAAAGTAGTGGTGTATTACTTGATGTATGCTTGAAGCAGGTTTATAATAGTTCTGTAAAATTAATCATCAGCTTATTTCACCTGATAAAGTTTTTAGGTTAGATTAAATCTGGAGACAAGCCGAATTCACTATTATTTAGCTCCTAAGGTTAAATAATTTTCTTTTAACAAGTGGTAAATTGATTTCAAACAAAAACACGTTAAAACCGACGTATTGGTGATTTAAAATGGAAAATGATGCTCTGAATAGTTTTGGTAGTCTTTGTGTTGAAATGATTGACTGTCCTACGCATGGTAAGCAGAAATCTGTTTCGATTGCAGGCAGACCTCTGCGTTGTGTGAAATGTATTGAAGATAAAGCGACTGAAGATTTCAAACAGGAAGTTGGTTTGCTTTATGCTCGGCGTGAAAAATCTCGTATTGACAGAGCGGTTAAACAGAGTGGTATTCCGGCTCGTTATCTTGAATCTTCGTTATCTAATTACGAACATGATCTTCCTGCACAGCTTTATGTCTTGAATAAATGCATTGAGTATGCGGCTAATTTTGAGCAGAATCTCAGAGTTGGCAAGAGTATGATTTTCTATGGCTACCCAGGTACCGGCAAAACGCATTTACTTGTAGCGATTGCCCGTGAATTGTTGAATAAAAAACACACGGTTAAATATGTTCCTTTCCTGGATATGATTGATGCGATGAAGTCAGTTGCTAATTTCAAATCGACGTTAGTTAAAGACGATGTAATTGCTGCTTATCTTTTACCTGATTTGCTTATCATTGATGAAGCAGGTGTTGCTTATCAGAATGATATGGAATACGTCTTTGTTTATGAAATAATGAATGCGCGTTATAACCAGCGAAAGCCTACGATTTTGTCATCCAATCAGAATCTTGAAGAACTGACAAAATGCTTTGGCGATCGAGTTATTGACCGGATGCGTGATTCTGATGGTAAAGCTTACCAGTTCAGTTGGGAATCATATCGTAAATAAGTGTTTTTTTTGAATAAAGTTTGACTACCATGAGAAATAATAAAAATGAAAGACCTTGATAAACTATCCGAACAAATGCTGTTGTCGGTATTTATTTCCAACCCAGTCAATATGGATGAAACTATCCTGCCGTTGGCTAATGATTTTTCTGTTGATGGAAATCGTTTTATCTTTGAATCAATTATTGAATTGACGGCTGATTCTCACCCTGTTGATGTTATGACACTGGCACATCATTTGGAACGTACTGGTAAGTTAACTTCTGCGGGTGGACTAGCCTATTTGATGGAGGTCGCTGATCGTGCTGGTACATTATTGAATATCAATGCGTATTCCTCGCAAGTAAGAGGTCGTGCGCTGGAGCGTAAATTAGCGTCTGCCGGTGATTTTATTAACAAACTGGCGTTGTCTCGTACCGGTAATCCTGAAGAAAAACTGCAAGAGTCTGAAGCTCTTTTGTATAAAATAATTGACGAAGGACAGACTTCAAAAAATATTCGTCATGTAAACCCTATTCTTTCTGATGCGATTCAGACGATTACTGATCGCTTTGAAAGTGATGGAACGATGACTGGTATCCCTACTTGTTTTAAAGACTTGGACGAAGCAACAGGTGGCTTGCAGCGCGGCGACTTGATTATTATTGCAGGTCGTCCGAGTATGGGCAAGGAATTAACTTTAGACTCAAAGGTATTACTATCATGCGGTGAATTTAAGCGTATGGGTGATATCAAAATGAACGATAAAGTGGCTTCGATAGACGGAGAGAATTCGATTGTTACTGGTGTTTTTCCACAAGGTAATAAACCTGTTTATAAATTAATATTCGCTGATGGCAGAACGGTAGATGCTCGATTAGATCACCAATGGGAAATTATGTGTCGAGATTGGGATTCCCCTCGCGTTGTAACAACATCATGGTTGATTGAAAAACTAAAATATAAAAGGTATCAAAATAAGCTATGCATTCCATATCTATCAGGAGATTTTGGAATAGACAAGGATTTGCTTGTTCATCCTTATTTGTTGGGCGTATTACTTGGGGACGGATGTTTTACGGGTGGTTCAATTCAATTATCAACATCGTTTGAGTATATAAAAAACAAAATAGAACCTCATTTGATGGGAGCTAATTTTTCATCAAATAGAGGAATTTATTATCAGCTTACAACAAAAAAAGGCACAGAAAATAAACTACTTGATGCAATAAAAAATCTTGGTTTAATTGATAAATATTCAGATGAAAAATTCATTCCATCACAATATCTTTACGCATCAAAGGAAAGCCGGCTTGAACTGCTTCGTGGACTTATTGACATAGATGGGACTGTAGAAAAATGTGGTGCTATGACATACACAACAACAAGCGAGCGTATGAGTAAAGAGATACAATCTCTAGCAAGATCACTCGGCTCCTTTGCTTCAATATCAAGTAGGATGACTAAATATCCTTATGCTGGTGTAATTTGTAAAAAGAAGAAATCATATACAATTTATATTAGTAATAATGATTGTGCTAAATTTGTAACGATTCCACATAAACTTAAAACTGTAAAAGAAAAAAATAGAGAAAGAAAGTTAAGCATTTCTTCGATAGAATATATCGGCGAGAGAGAATGCCAGTGCATTTCTGTTAGTCACAAAAGAGAGTTGTATTTAACTAATGATTATATAGTTACTCACAACACGTCAATAGCGATGAATATTGCTGAAAACGCTTCTGGTAAAGGATTTAAGGGCGCCATTATTTCTCTGGAAATGCCTGCCGCTCAGCTGGTAATCCGAATGATTTCATCGGTTGGTAAAATCGATTCTGTAAAATTACGTAAGGGTGATTTACGGGAAGATGATTTTGATAAAATTGGTGCTGCTGTCAGTCAGATTCGCGATATGCCTCTTTATATTGATGATTCTTCGACGTATAGCGTTATGGATATCAGGTCTTCAGCGCGTAAAATTAAGCGTCACTTGGAAGGTCTTGATTATATCGTAATTGATTACCTTCAGTTAATGACAAGTCACAGCAAAGGGCGGAACAGAAATGAAGAGATTTCTGAAATTTCGCGTTCTTTAAAAGGTATGGCAAAAGAAATGGGTATTGCTGTTATTGCGTTATCTCAGTTGAATCGCGACCTCGAAAAACGTCCTGATAAACGTCCCATGATGTCGGATTTACGCGAGTCTGGAGCAATTGAGCAAGATGCCGACTT